GCTCCGGTGGCACGCCCCGGTGCCGAATATGAGTGGGGTTTAGCAGAGATTAAGCGTAGGTATGAAGCTAAGGAATTCCCCTTCAGAGATAGCGAAGTAACCAGATTGTATCGTGAGAAGGTAGCTAATGGTGAGTTGCCGGATGTTTATGCCGGCACTCCATACGATTTGGCGCTTTTGCCTTTCTAACGTAGTTTTCCCTTTCCGTCCGGGGTTTTGGGCGGCATAACCGAATATAGAACATATTTTTACAACACCACCCGTGTAGACGAGTTTTCGTCTGCACCGGGTGGTGTTGGTGCTTAAGAAGCAAGGAGCAACCCTATGAGTGAGAACACCACTGCTGAGACGGCAGAAGCCTCCGAGCAGCCGCAGGTAACCCCCGCGGATGTCGCGGCGGCGCAGCACGAGCACATGGAGGAACCCGCGTTCCGCACCATCACCTCACAGCGCCAGCTTGACACCATTATCGCCGAGCGACTCAAGCGTGAACGTGCAAAGTTTGCCGACTACGCCGCCTTGCGCGAGAAGGCAGCCACCGTGGACGAGCTGACCACTCGCGCCGAGCAGGCAGAAGGGCGTCTAGCCGAGCTCGAGCACGCGGAGAAGGTGCGCGGATGGCGTGAAGCCGCCGCCACCGAGTACGGTGTTCCCGCTTCCGCCCTGCGCGGGGAGACGCAGAAGGAGCTAACCGAACACGCGGCGCTCCTGTCTGAGCTGCTCCACGGCGGTGCTACCGGTGGTGCGGCGGGTAACCGCACCGTCATCAAGACCGAGGGTGAAGGTGCGGGGCTTGCGCTCAATGGCGACCCGCTACTGGACAAGCTCAAGGGCGTCCTCGGCATCTAGCTAATCCTCTTCTAGGAAAGGAAAAACCGTTATGGCTATTACCGCCGCAACTAAGACCAGCAACCTCGCCGGGTTTATCCGCCCCGAGATTGCGCAGGCATACTTCGCAGAGGTTCAGAAGGCCTCTGTGGTGCAGTCTCTGGCACGTCAGGTGCCTCTCTCTGTCTCTGGTGAGGCTATCCCCGTCCTGACTGAGAAGCCCACCGCCTCCTGGGTGGAAGAAGGCGCTAAGAAGCCCACCACCCAGGCGGGGCTGACCATGAAGACCATGACTCCGAAGAAGATTGCCGCCATCGCGGTGGTCTCCGCCGAGGTCGTCCGTGCGAACCCCGGTAATTACATGGAAGTCCTTCGTCAGGAGATTGCGGAGTCGTTTGCTCGCGCGTTTGACGATGCCGTTATTCACGGCACCTCGAACCCGTTCGGTGTTGGTACTAACCTCGCCTCCACCAGTAAGGCTGTGAAGCTTGGTACTTCTCCCGCGAACAAGGGCGGTATCTTTGCCGACCTGAACTCGGGTCTGGATCTGCTGGTGAAGGACAAGAAGAAGCTCAACGGCTTCGTGTTCGATGACGTTGCTGAGCCGCTGTTTAACGCCTCGGTGGATGCTAACGGCCGCCCGCTGTTCGTGCCTGAGCCGACCGTAGCAACCGCTGCTGTGCGTTCCGGTACCGTGCTGGGTCGTCCTGCTTCGTTCGCTGATACCGTGTCGAACGGTACCGCTGCCGGTTCGGTGGTCGGTATCGGTGGTGACTTCTCGAAGGCGCTGTGGGGCACTGTGGGTGGCATCAACTTCGATGTGTCCACCGAGTCCACCGTGACGATTGGCAACCAGCTGGTCTCTCTGTGGGAGAACAACCTGGTCGCGATTCGCGCCGAGGCAGAGTTCGGTTGGCTTATCGAGTCCAACGCCCACTTCGTGAAGTACACCCTCTAACCTGGGCTGGGAGGTGCGTGGCCTGTGATGATGGATGATTTTCCCGAGGTCACCGTGGAGGCGTTGCGGGCGCGTTGGCCGGATATGCCGCCGGGCTCTGAAGAGCATGCTCGTGTCCTTCTTGAGGATGCGGGCGTACTCATCCGTGCGGCAGCGCCCGGCTGGTTCAACCTGCCGGCAGAGGCTATCACGATTGTGGCGTGCCGGATGGTCAAGCGCGCCATGGCAGCAGGGGCATTCGTGGAGGGCGCGTCATCCTTGACGCAGACGGCGGGGCCTTTTAACCAACAGGTTAGCTTCGCAAACCCGAACGGGGACTTGTACCTATCCCGAGCTGAGAAGAAGCTGCTCGGTATCGGGTCGCAACGCGCCACCACCATTGACCTATTCCCTGCCTCCGGTTGCGGGATGGGAGGTGAAGGGCATGGGGTGGCTCAAACCCCGGTTCACGGTTTCACACTCGGCCTGGACTGAAGAAACACCTGATAGTTGGGGTTCCCCTACACGGGGCTGGAGTGCTGCAGTGCAGGTTGAGGTGTTTGGGTGGGCTTCACCGGGCGCGGATTCTGAGATTCGGGATACCGCGACCGGGGTTCACCGTGATCTTGACCTGTACGCTCCAACCGGGTTCACCCGCCCCCGCGACAGGGTAACCGTGGACGGGGTGCTGTACGAGTGCGTCGGCTGGCCAGAAGACTACACGCACGGCCCCTTCGGATTCGACGCGGGTTACCGTATCAATCTCAAACGACTGGAAGGATGACAGACGAGTATGGGCAAGACGAAGGTGAAACTGACACTGGCGGGGTTCTATGGGCTGCGCACCAGCCCGGAGATGCTTGCCGCCCTGAACACGGAGGCGGCGAAGGTTCAGGCTCGTGCCGGATCCGGGTTCGCGTCCTCAGCGAAAGCTGGCGCGAAAACAGCGGTGGCGCGTGTCTACCCGACCGGTGCCGCTGGTGTCCGGGCGGAAGCTAAGCACGGTGCCCTGTCCAAGGCCGTGGGCGGGTGGAACCGATGACACCGCAGGTTGGTTCTGGCCGTTTGTATGCTCCGGATGTGTTCGCAGCGCTCCGCAAGGAGGCAAAAAGCTTGTGGGGTTCCCCGGTGTATGTAGCGGAGCCACCGAACCCGCGCCCGGACGGCGTGTTCGCGGTATTCACCCCTTCGGGTGGTGCCGAGGGGTCCCCAGCACATGGGCAACGAGCATTCATCGCCGACGTGTGGGGTTCCACCGCGCAGGATGCATACAACGCGGCGGAGATGTTGCGTGGCGCGCTGCGTAGCATCGTGAACCAGGAGATCCTCGTGAGCGTTGGAAAGCCCGTGCTGGTCTACGGTTTGGAGCATGTGGGGGGTGTGGTGTGGATGCCAGACCCTGACGATAAGATTCCGCGATTCCGGATGAACTTCACGGTGACGTACCGGAACACGCAAATTGACCTGTTATAGCCCCTGTTGTGGGGCGGGAAGGAGCATGTTATGGCGCTTGTTGCTGATAATGTGCGTGTCGCTGTTACCGGCGGCGTTTATGTTGGTGCCATCGGCACCGCAACCCCTGCTAACGCGACCGCCGCGGTGGACGCGAAGCTGAAGGACCTCGGCTACATCAGCGAGGACGGGGTGACTCAGAGCATCGACTCTGACACCAGCGAAATCAAGGCCTGGCAGAACGGTGACGTGGTGCGTGTCATCCAGACCTCGCACAAGGTCACTTTCCAGTTCACGCTCATCGAGACGAACGAGGAAGTGCTCAAGCTGTTCTACGCGGACACCACTGCGAACGGGTCGCTGGTGCGAATGACCGGCGCACAGTCCCCGCACCAGACGTTCGTGCTGGACGTTCTGGACGGCAAGAAGGTTCTGCGTATCGTCATCCCCGACGGTCAGGTAACCGAGCGTGGCGAGGTGACCTACAAGAACGGTGAGGCTGTCGGCTACCAGGTGACCGTCACCGCGTACCCTGACTCACAGGGTGTGAAGGCGTACAAGCACCTGGGCACCAAGCTCTAATAGGCTGGTTTAGATTTGCGGCACGCCCCTTCTTCTGGTTGTGCAGTGTGGTTGGCTCCCTTTGAGGGTTTCTGGAGCCACAGGCCGCGCACACCAGAGGGGCGTGCCGCGCTCGCTTCCCCTACGAAACCCTACCCGATACGTTTTGATTTGGAAGGAAACCCCTCATGTCGGAGAAGAACTACGCGTTTACCCGCACCAGTGACAAGAAGGCTGCAGGTGGCGCGCCGGTTGTGAAGGTGAAGCTGCGCGGCAAGACCTGGCAGGTAGACCCCGCCGCGCTGGATGATGCGGAGCTGATGGAGCAGCTGCTCGCGATTGACGAAGGCAACCCCAAGGGTATGTTCTCCGCGGTGGAGTCGTTGCTCGGTGCCGAGGCAAAGCAGGACGTGTTCGAGACGCTCCGCGACCCTGAGACCGGGCGTGTACCCATGACCTTGTTCACCGGGTTCTTTACCGACATGATGAACGCGTTGAACCCAAACTCCTAAAGCTCGCGGCTCTCCTGCGAGAGAACCGCGAGCTTGTGGAGATTGACCTCATCCGCTACTACCATGCCCCGTACGCCGCCCTTGCCGCGGAGTATGGGGCACAGTTGGTGGCGGCGATGGTCGTGAACCTGCCGCCAGATTCGGCGACCATGCGGCATTATGCGCAAGGTTGGGGGCTGGAAGCCCAGCTACTGGCCGGGGTGTTTGACCGGCTGGTCGAGGCGAACTGGCAGCGCAGTGCAGACGGGCAGAAAGGCCGGAACAAGCCGAAGCCTCTGCCTCGCCCCGGTGTGCAGGGCGCTGGTGTGCGTGTCGGTTCGGGCAGTATGAGCCTGGACGAAGCAAAATACTGGCTGGGG